AAAGACTCGATTGTAGTGGACATTGCACTCACCTCCTATCACTACTTACTCCTGAGCCGTATTCCCAAACTTACTGTTATTGAGTTTCATAAAGGCTTCCATCATCCGCTTGCCCTTTTCGGACACCGCCTTTTCCTTAGCCGCCGCATCGCTGACACGCTGTTTTGCGGTAAGAGGATAGGGCTTTTCAGTGAACGGATGAGGTTTCGTACCCTTTTTAGCAAAGGCTCTGAGTATGGGGGAAGCATCGCAGATCGCTTCATACACATACATACCCTGTAGCCACAACTGCTGATTGAGTCGCTCCAATTTCAACTCATCGGCTTGTCGGTAATATTTAGCCAAAGCAGGATCACCATCCCAATACTGTTCAGGTGTCATACCGATCGCTAAGTAGTAAGGAAACTGCTCGTAAAATCTTTCCGTGTAAGTGATAGAGGGGAGCGAACTATCACGCTCGCTCCCCTCAGGGGCAGACAGCGAGCCACTTACCAACTTGCCGTCCAATCCAAGTTTCCCTCGGCTTCCTCAGGCTCGTCAATGAGGGTCATAATCGGCTCATTGTACATCTCTGCCAACTTGCCGATCAGGTCAGACTTATTGGTCATCTTAGAGAAAATCTCATCGATAACCTCCTGCTTGACGAAGCGATGGTTAGCAAGGAAAGCACCTGCAAAGAGTGCCGGGAGAGTGGTCATAGGCTTATCCTTGATGTCGGATGCCACGAAACCGCTCTTTTCCATAGTTTCAACACTCTTGCGAGTGTATTCAAGACAATACTGCTTGTCCTGATAAGTAAATCTCAACTGTTTGCTCATAGAATTTTACCTCCGAAAATTATTCGCCAAGAGTGATAGCGGTGGAGGGAGCGATAGAGATGATCGCTTCCTTAACCTCGTTGACACCCTTGCCAACGACTCTGATGCTGATGTAGCCCTTGAAATTGAACTTGCCCTCATCGCCTGTGGGGGTAGCAACTCCGTTGGCTTCCGTGCCGCCAAACCAAACACCGAAATCGGTTTCCGTGCCTTTCATAGCGGCGATCTGCTGATAGGTTGCGAGATCGTAATTGATGGTGAACTCAAGAGCATCCTGACTCTGAATACCCTCAATGTAGGTCTGCATAGGGTCGGAGAGAGTGGTGGTTTCGAGCATCTCAGGAGAGCCGCCGAGATCAGGGAAATCCTTGATGTCCACCAACTTCTCATACGCTTCTGCCTTTTTGGTCATCAAAAAGGTCTTGTAACTCGAAGTAGCCATAGTGTATTACCTCCTATATACGGATTTATTTTTTGAAATTACGGCACTGTACCTACCGACCATTCTGTAGATTGTCGCATCATCCAAATTGGGGATAGGTTGGAGCATTGTACGAGCAAACCCAAGTGCCAACATCCGCTCGTCAATGAGTGCGGCGATTGCCTTACACTCCGATTTCTTGCCAACGCTCTTATTGGAGTAGATATTCACCTCGTACATCACGGAAGCGTGGTTTTCCGAACTACCACTATCCTCCGTAGCCTGATACGATTGATTGTCCATCTCCACGAGCGATACACAAGGGAATTTCGGAGGTGTTTTGACATATTCGCCCACCATATAGATGCCGGGATAAGCGGCTCTCACTACCGATGCAACGGTATTGAAAACCTCATTTTCAATGTCAATCATCCGAACACCTCCTTTGCGATCTCAATCGCTTTACGCATTACTTCCTGTGCCGCATTGTATAACGGCATTGATGCCGGAGTACCACGAGTGATAACGAGATCACCGTTCTCATCGTAGTAGCCCCACGCTTGTTTCTTACCGTACCCCTTACCGTAACTTCCGATCGTGAAACCGAGATCATTACCATAAGGGTTAGGAGAACTGCCAACCGAGCCATTGTGATAAACACCTGCACCGAACTCGCACCAAACGGCATCCTCGCCCTCTGCTACGACTACGGAGATGCTACCACGCTCGCTCACCGTGACTGCCACATCAGGTCTGCGAGGGCTTCCGTGTATCACATCGTCTACAACCGCATTGCCGAAATTCAGTGATGCTTGCACCGCTAACTCCTCAGCAATTCTTTTTCGGTAGGTATCGACTTTGTTTCGGAAATCCTGCTTGAACTTATTGACCTCACGAATAGCCCTGTTGATGTCTGTAACACCAAGACCAAACCTGATTGTTTTCTTACTCATCGTACTGCCACCTTACTGATCGCAATGGACACTCCGTTGAGGGAGCGAGCGACCTTTTTCACAATGTAATCGTGAGGGGTCTTGACCTCTCCTTTTTCATCGAGAGCAAGGTGACCATCCTCGGTGAGTTCCGGCACAGTGTCAACCCACAAGATCGAGTATTCATCGATCGGAGTAGAGGGATTGTCTAAAACAATCACCTTGTCGTAGGTTTCACTGTCACCGAACTGTCGGCTCTGTATCTCACCTTGAGCGGCAGAAACATTACCGAGCGTTTTCACAGGATCTGCGTAAGAAATATCGTATTGACCTGTTGCATTGCCGTACTCATCCGTGAGTTCGGTTTGACAATCATACAGTGCATAGTAGAAATAAGATTTGTTTCTGACCATACAACGCATAACGATCACCTCTCAAAGCAAGCCGCAATGCGGTATTACATCGACCAACATAGACTCAGGTACATCAGCGTTCTCGTACATACGACTGATGCCGTTCTCGGAGTGAGAGATTTCCCCCTCAGCACCTCGCTTATTGAGCAAGTAGGCGGCGATTTCGCACTGCAATACGCTATATCTACGAGGTACTTCCGTGACGGTATCGTCATAGGGATAAGCACGGCTGAGAATTTTCTGCCCGGCGATGGTGAGATATGAAGTCAGCACACTGTCCGACCAAGCATCGGCATCGGCAGGTTGCCCGACCATTACTCTACACAAAGCCAACTTATCTGCATCATTCATATCATTACACCTCCGCACTCAACATTTCATTTATTCCCCCTCGACATTCTCACCGGGATCGACGGGATCCTCGCCCACATCGATTACGGCGATGGCATCAATGTACTCAGCGAAAAGGGTAAGACCCATAAGTGCGTAGCACTCGGAGGATGCAGTACCGTAGTTACCCTGAGTATGGAAACCGATAAGGCGAGTTTCTCCGGCAGTTCTGTAGGAAAGACCTGCACGAGCGAAATCGCTGTCGGAGGGGTCTACATAGTAGAGGGCGATGTTCTCAACGCAGGTAGCGATGACACGACCTCTTGCCACTTCCTCATCGGAGAGCAGGAAGATGGTTTCGTAGCCCATAAAATTCTTGATGTACTGAAAACCGAAAGCGGACTGAATGGTGATGTCCTTGTCACCAAGCCAATCGTACAGATCGAGTACATTCACGAAACCAACGATCTTGGTTGCGGAACGGTGCATCCGCTTGAACTTGTTGATGACATTGCCCTTAGCCATAGCCAACGCTCTCTGCCAAGTGGTTTCATTATCCGTGAGTTCGCCGCCGTTGAGGTAGGTGTAGAAACGACCTGTAACATTTTCCTGCAACTCGAACAGGAACTGCTCATCGGTCATACCAACCGCAACATCGTAGCCGTGTTCCTTGATCGCTTCAATGGACACGGACTTTGCGTACTTCTCGATGGTCATTTCATCGTAGGGAACTTCTACGATGGTAGCCTTAGAGAACGGAATATCCGCACCCTCGGCAACCTCGCCGTTCTGAAGCACAAGGCTTACCCTTTTGGACTTGAGGGTAACACCGGGCTGTTTGCGGATAGGACGCATAATGCCCATAATCTGACGCAGGTGTTCCCAATTCTTACCGAAGCGAGTGACAAAATCGATCTCTCTCGCCGCAACCGCAATATCGGCGGTCATAGTCATATTTTCTTTTGCCATAGTGAATTACACTCCTTTACTCAAATAATTCGATGTTTTCTGCGATAGCGGACTGTCTTTCAGCCGCATCCGCAATTTTCAGGATGTCCTCTGCGGACTTTCCCTTACCACTACCACCTGTGGGTTTGGGGGTATCTTTCAGAACTTCCTCACGGACTTTCTTTTCTACCGAGTCGAGGTGTTTCTTTTGGGCGGCGAATACCTTTTCGGTATCACCCTCTGCCATTGCTTCCGCAACTTCTCCGGCAAGAGCATCATCATAACCAAGAGCGATCAGACGAGCCTTATTCTTAGAGATAGTGGACTCCTTGAGCAAAGCATCGTACTTTGTCTGCAAGTCCTCCATCTTGTCGGCATCCTCCTTAGCCTTGCGTTCATCCTCGGACATCTTTTCACGCAACTGCTTTTTATAGTCAGCCGCTTCCGAGTTGCTCTTAGACAGAGCCGCTTTCAGCCTTTCGATTTCCGCAGAATTATCTGTCGGCAGGTCGATACCTGCAAGAGCGGCTTCAATGTCCTCGACCGACATACCCTCTTTATAGGCATCTTTCAGTAAATCCTTGATGTTCATTTCGTTACCTCCTACGATTTAAGTCTTTCCTGACTGTGTTTTCCGTTTTTAAGTCTTGTCCTGACCTTGCGTTTGATGAGTTCACTCTCATATCATCAGGCTTTCGCCTAACTCAACAAATAGGTACACCCCTCGCAATGAGGGGATGTATCGGAACACTCAGCGAAACCGTCCGCACAAATGCAATGGGCGATTTCGGTGAGTTCCGCTTTAACTTCCTCCGAAAAGAGGTCGTTCTCTGCGAGTGAGAGAAGCGTTTTACTCGCTTCACTCCTCGTCATCGGTTTCTTTGGGGTCATTTCCATCGCCGCCGTTCTCCTTAACCTGCTTAGCCATCAAAGCCGCCTGTTCTTTGGAATACTGCTCACTCACACGATAAGCATCCTCCGGGTCGTGGAACATACCGCAGTGAGCAAAGGCAAGGCGAGGATGGATTTTGGACTGACCGAGCATCTGTGTAAGCACCTGAGCCTTACTCTGAATATTCTCGTAATTTCTGCGAGTGAACTGCAATGCGATGTCTTTCAATCTCAATGCGTACATTTCATCGGACAAACCACGAGTGTCACGGATAATGCGGAGAATGAGTTTGAGGGTCTGCTGTTCAGACTCCTTAAACATCAACTCGCTATCCTTTGCTCTCGACTCAGCCATTGACCATCCATCACGGAGCAGAACTGCCGCCCCGGTATCGCTCGTGGACGAGCCACCGTTTCTATTCGGCATACCTGTGATCTCGATGATTGCAGAGTGTGCATCATCTTTCGTGATCTGAGTCTGACTCTGATTGAGTTCATTGCTCACCATATCGACATCGGCAGGTTGACCCTCGTGGGATTTAACCTTGATAGCACCGAGTTCGAGGAACTCAAGATATTCCTCTTTGGTAATGTCGCAATTTACAAACTTCATAAAAGCCTGAATAAACTGCTCGATACCATCCATACGGTTGGAAGCGATGTTGTTGATTTCATCGAGCAGATCAATTACGATCTCAAACGCACCGAGCCTTGCGGTGTTCGCCGGGTACTCGATGATCGGAATAATACCGAGTGCGTGATCTTTAGACTCCTCGACTATACCGTTCTTGATTTTCCAAAAATGATGTGCGGTATAAACGGAACAGATGGTATCGTTGTTATCGGTCGTAGAATACTTGATAGCCAAGATCGGTTTATTGCCGATTTCATTGCTATACACAACGATCGTGTCACGAGGATCAAGCGTGTACATCTCAAACGGAGCATCATCCTCGCCCTTGCGAGTGTCCGGCAGTACCAATCTATAGGCAGTTCCACAAATGGCTTGCCACTCAGCGACTTTCTTATCCTGAGTAGCCTTACTCTCGCTGAACATCATCTCGTTCAACTCGGAAATCGCCTTAGAAACGCTTTCATCGCCGTTTCTACTGACATATTGGATAGGCTCGCCGCAAAGGTAACCGACCTTAAAGGAAACGATCTCATTGGCTCTGTTTTCCACGATACGGTTGCAAATCTCAGGACGAACTTGCTTAGTGCGAGTCAAAATCGGCTGTTTACCTCTGTAGTAATCCCACAGATAATCGATCTCGC